TTCTGACAAACCATCATTTGAATCAACACTTACATCTGAAACATCACCAGTACCCGGTTGAGTTGTTAATGTAACAGTATCATTATCGGCATTTGTAAGTATCTGATATAGCCCAGGAGTAATATTTGTTCCACCAGTAATATCTATCAAGTACCCAACAGCGGCATTTGCGAAAGCACCAATCTTGACAAGCGTGGCACCTATGTGTGTATAATCACCGTCTCCAGCTATAGCAATATCTTGGTCATTACCATTTACGTTATCTACATAATAGGGGCCAGCCATTACTTGTTCACCTCCCTATAAATGTACACTCGCTTTACAGTATCAAAATAACCATATCGAGTATGATCTTTAATAATTATTCTTTTTGATCCCACTGAATTAGTTTCCAGCACTTCCATTTTAATCTCTTCTGGTAAATTAGAGTCTTTCACATCTTGCGTATAGTCAATCTTTACCCTTTCAACAACTTCTCGGTCGAATATACCTGGCTTTTTGCAACGTACCAGTACAACCCCTTTCCCAGGTTCCCTGTTGCCAAGATTGCATTCAATAAGAGTTGCTTTTATGTCCAGCGGATAACCCACCTTTTTATCATCTTTATCAAGTGCATTTGGAAACGAAAAATTACACTGGTAATATTGATTAGATACATTCGTAGGAATTAATTGTTCTGAAAAATTCTTTTTTTCAATATATGGTATTATTCCAATCTGTATCATATTTTAATTCTCCTATTTTTTCCACATTATAATTAACATCCATAACAACATTATTATAGTCATCATTGCCAATAACATTTATTTATTCCTTATCAATTTTATTTACTTCTTCACGTAATTTTGTAACTTGTGAAATCAATTCCATTTCTTCTTCATCCTGCTTTTCCATTTCAGCAGCACCAACTTCTTGTAAATTTGTAGCCACGTAAAATTTATCTCCGCCAGTATATGGTTTTAAATCACTATCAAGTTTTTGCCGTACTTCATTTGGAGTCAAAACACCACGCTCAATTAAACCACGATACATTTCAACTTCCGCCTTCAAATCTCTTGTATCTATCAAATTTAAATCAAATCCATAATTTTCAAATTCTAAACCTTGAATAATTAATTGGATATTAACAATAGCTTCCATTTTATTCTGCAATGGATCGAGAACACTTTGCTTATATACTTCTGTTGATTCACGTATATTTGATCCACCCAATTTTCCTTGCACATTTTTACCAATACGATATGGTGGCATTGAATACGCCATCAATATTAATGCTTCCAAAACTTCTGAATACTGTCGAAATGACCCTTCTTTTTCTTTTGCCACCAATGGATTGAATTTTATATCACCTTCCTCTGGCACTTCTATCACCATTGTTTTGTGTTGATTAGAAGAACCACGCATAACAGCATCAAAGAAATCACGTATTCCTGATCCAGAACCTTCCTCCCATTCACCATGTAATGTTATTGCAAGAGGTGGGATTGTAGAATTGGCAAAAAATGATAAATTATAATCTTTAATTTCTTTTTGACATATGGCGGAAGAAACGGCTGGCAGTATATTTGGAATACCATAACAGTGTTGCGCATCATAATGAGTTATGAATGGTATAATCTCATTTGCACGTTCTTTAAATTCAACATCTTTTTCTTTACCTGTTTTTGCTTCATAAATAATTTCATCACCAAAAAGTTTGAACCATTTTTGTTCTTTGTTTCTATATTGACACCATAATTTTTTATCCTGATGCAAATACATATTAGTCGATGAGATATTATAAATTTCTCTAATTTTATTATCAACACTTCTAACAATTTCTATAAATCCATATCCGTATATTCCCCAATCAATCAATACTAAATTAAATATTTCAATTAAACTTTGTGTTGGATTTGCTCTTGCAATAAATTTTGTGATTTCTTCTTTTTCTGTTTTAATTTCTACTTTATCATCTTTTAGTGGAATTGTAAAACCCAATCCAGCAACATCAAGTGCAATTTGATTTACTGTTGCATAAAATGGTTCACATGATTCATAAAGATTTCGAAATGAAGCTGGTGGAAATGGTCGTGGAATGAGTTTCAATTCCGTCATCATTTTTTGATTGTCAAGCTGTTTGCTGCCAATAACCTTTACTGGCGGAATTACTTTGCCTTTTCGTATCTGCTTTATTACTTTATTCCCACCAAAAATATTCATAAGTTTTTTCCTTGTTTATTTTGTTAATTTTTAATAAGCTCTTCTCAATATTTTTTCTATTATTTTAATAATTTCATTTTTTAATAAATTCTTTTCACCAATCATATAAAAAGCAAAACTTTCAGCAAACCATTCCTTTATATTTATAGTCCCATATTTTGTTATTGACATTTCACATCTTTTTGTATAATCAGAAACTATTATATCAAATTTCTTTTCAAGATAAGGTTCTTTATAATCAAATAAATCATATACTTTATATTGTTGATGTATATGGTGTCCTATTTCATGCCAAAAAGCACTTTCTATTTCCAAAGCGTACGTTTCTGAATATTTTCCAAAAGCAAATGGTTTTTCTTTTAATAAAATAGAACTTTTACGAATATTTTTATTATTATTTATTCGTAAAATATCTTCAGAATCGCAAGTAAATATTCCATCCCCCATAGATGCCTTATGATCATAATTTTCATGAATATCGATTCCACGCAATCTTGGTATTTTTAAATCATCACATATCCCAGAACTTTCTTTTAATAATTTACTCAATTTATTTAATACTAAAAAAGGAAGTTGCTCACATCCAACTATTTGTATTGTATTAAGACTATTCTTTAAATCCCCACTAAATCTTGGCGTATCACTTATATATTTATATTTTCCAGAAGACAATAATAATTTTATATCTTTTTTTTGTTTTATCAATTATTTTATCCATTCTATTTCTTCTATTACAAATATTTACTTATAATCATGTTTAAACTTGTTTTAACGTATGTAGAAACATTTTAAATTAATTTTTAATATAATATATCTAATCAACTTTTAAATGCTTAGAATCGTATTGTTACCCTTGTAAACCATCTAAGAAATTAACTCGTTCTGCATGTTCAGCTTTTTTACCAATGTTAAATTCACTAACTGGTCTATAATATCCCATCACACTGTTGTCGAGTCCAAATTTCACAGGGCTGTCTTTCACTATCTTCCAAAGTAATTAATTTATTATCTTTCCCGAGAATTTGAATCATATTGGCACCACCTCATTTCTATAATTTTCAAATTGTATCATTTATCCTCTTTCACTATTTTTATAATTGTATCAGCCAACGCATCCAAATGATTTGGATGATAATCTGGTGCATTTTGTATTACTTCAATGATAAGTTGTTTAATTGTTTTCTTTTCATATTTACAACCTACAATATAATAATCTCCTGTAAAATCAAATCCATCAAATTCAGAACATTCTTTACAAACAGTTGCCAAAATTACAGCATCAGTTTTCTTGCAAATAACTTTATTTCTTTCATCAATTATTAAACCTTTTTCCTCAACAGTAATATTATCAATTTCTATTACTGGTATATCTACTGTTCCAAATCCACCTACAACTTTTTCTCCAACTGTTTCAAAATCACTCATTCTTTTTCTCCTTTTAGTTTATCAATCTACCTTTACGCCTGTTCTTTCCAAGATGCGTCCATAGTGCCATACGTCTTGCATCCATCAAATGATCATACACTTTGATTGGCTCTTCCTCAGCATCACCACTCTTATCTTCTTTCCATTTATAATTGCCCAATTCTTTTTTCATGTTTTCAGATTCAGAATTCACATGAAATTTTAAACGTTTGCAAAAAATCAATCCTTTATATACTGATCCTGCTCCTTTCTTTGCTGGTCTACAATTAAATCCTGCTCGTTTTATTTCTTCTATTCTATCTGGTTCTGCACTATCTGCATATATTTTAGCTTTTTTATTTGGTATCAATTTTTTTAAATGTTTTATTAAATCAGGATTTGTTAATTTACGTTTATACAATAATTCTGTTTCGTATGATTCACCATCTGCAATATCTAATTTTATAAGCGCACTTGGATGATTATATCCAAAATCAAGACCATAAATTGTTTCGTCAATTTTATCTGGCAATATATCGAAAAATTGGTAATTATTATAAATCAGATTCTTTAGCTGTGCCCAATGTCCTTCTTTATATATTGATGCCAGCGTCGCATCTTGATTGGCTAAATCAATAATCTCAGCAACAGTATCTTTATCCAGAAATGGATTGTCACGATAATTAGAATGTAGAAATCCAACATTAGCCTTGTTCTTTGCAAACAGCTTATCATGTACCCAACACATAACAGGATTGAGTGAAATGAACATTTGATTTTTTGATTTTTTAGAATTCCTTCGAAGCCTTAAATTCAATTGTGTATAATCAGCAAAAGTATTTTCAGATGCTTCTTCTATCCAAATGTAATTTCCTTCGTAGCTCTTGATTTTGCCAGGATCATCTAAACCTTTAAAAAGTATTTCATTATCACGATATGTTATTGTCAACTGAGATTTATTAAATGCATATGGTAATTGATACTCTTCTAATAAATCCAATATCAAACGCATTGCAGTTATTCTAAGTGACGGCAGCGTTTTCATCGTTATCAAAAAACGCTTGTTTTGCTCACTATAAAACTTTTGAATTAAATATTGCGCAATGCTATATGATTTTCCACTGCCAGCACCACCATATAAAACAAGGCATCTCTTGTCTTGTCGTCTCAAAAATTGAGCAAATTTATTAATTATCTGAACTTTTAATTCTCTTGTTTCTGCCATTAATTTTTTATTTTCCTTCTTTTGGTAATTCTATTCCTGTTTCTGTTTGAGTAATATGGTCAGTATACCACGGAGAACATGGTATATTTGGACTGCTCCACGGTTCGTAAGGAACATACGGAACAATAGGCACGTATGATATATCTGGAATTTCTGGTATCTCTGGCACTTTAAACGAGTAATTATTATCAGATACTTCAATCCAACCTTTACCATTGCAACCATGACATTCTTTTTCTTTGTATTCACCACTACCTTCACATACTGGACATTTTTCCGCGTGCATATTATTCCTCCTTTATAATTTGCTTCGATATATGTTTATTTTTTTACCAAAACCATTTGTAAATGTTGCATATGGTAATTCAGTATCTTCTTTTTCACCCGATATAGAAAATTCACCATACTGTAATAATTTTTTAGAATCAAAAAATGATGAATTATATTTTCGTTCAGAAACTCCTCGTTCAATACAATATCCGCTTTATCCATAAACAAATTCCTGCGACAATAGACCAAATACTCATAATTAATTTCCCCTTATATTATTTTATATATAAAATTTCTAAAAATTCTTTAATTATATCCAATGCCTGTTTTTTTAATTGTGAAATTCTACCTTCTGTTAATCCCATTTCTTTACCAATTTCAAGACAAGTTTTTCCTTCATAAAAATATAAATTAACAATGCATCGTTTTCTTTCAGATAATTTTTTTATACCATTTTTTATAATATTTTTTTCTTCAGATAAAATTGCTTTAATCAATGGATCATTTGGTACTTTATAAATTTTGTAATTTGAAATGTCCATTTGGTTATTGATACATTTATACAAGCATTCTCGTCTATATTCTTTTTCAGTCCAATTTAATTGTGCTAATATTTCTTCCTCTGTTGGTGCGCGATTCAATTTGTTATATAATAAATTTTCAGCTTTTCGAATTTTATTTAATCGATATATCGACCACCTACTCAATGGTTCATAATTTCGACATTCATCGTATATAGCATCAATAATTCTAAATTGTGCATAAATAAGAAAATTATTAGTTTTATCCTTATCCCAATCTTTTATTGCTTGTATCAAACCCATTGTTCCTGCACTCAACAAATCATTATATTCTATATGCGCTGGTAAAGTTTTTTTTATACTATTTACAATTTTTTTCACCAATGGTAAATTTTCAAGTATTATTTTGTCACGTTCAGCTATTGTCATTATTTATTTATCAACCCCCTCATTTCTAATCAACATTATTTAATATTCCTTTCTGTTTTGGG